TTCCTCGGCCGCCTTCTCGTCTAGGAAGCCAAAAGTCTTCAAGCATCGTCATGAACTTACGGTCATCACGAACTTCACCTGTACTTGCATCATATACAAGTTTGTTTTTGTGTTTAACCATCATATCACGAAGATATTGTTCTGCTTTCATCTTAGGCAGATTACCAACGTCGATGTAAAAAATCCTTCTTTCAGGTGCTCGAGCAAGTCTGTAAATCACAGTTGCGTCTTCAAGCATCCGAAGCTGATTTAATGGCTTTACTGCTTTATGCAAATGACCAAGAACCATATTGTTTCTAGTATCCATCATGCCGCTGTGTACATGACTTATACTATCAGGAGCAATTTTAATTCCTTGAGTTGCAGAAGATGAGATTCCTTTAGGATTATAAAGGAAGTATTCTTTTTGTTCTGATTTGTAAACTGTTGCCCCAGTACGAGGATCCTTAGATTTGGACTTTTCTCTAACTTTACGAATCTTGCGAGGATCAATATATCTTAACTCTTTAATTCCATCTCTAGGATTCTTATCGTCAATAATAATATGGTGATAGATACGTCCGTCAACATACCATCTTCTGAAAATGTCGTAACCTTTATTACTATAGTTAAGCATTTCTAAGACAGTTTCAAACTCTTCTCTTATTTTATTTTTAATAGAGTTTGGTTGTTTAAGATCGTCAAGCACTATTTCTAAAGGATTTTCATCATCCATTACTATAGCTTCATTAACGATGTCTTCAATTGCAGAGTCGCACTCTGGTTGCATAGACATCTCGCGATATCTAGTAACCAATTCAGCTTCTGATTTAGCTGTACCGTCTAGGTCTACGAAAGTACCATAGGAACCGCCAGGAGCTATTTCCATTGCTCCATCGTCGGTTTGTGGGGGGACAAAGGTTTTGAGCTCTTGTTTTTGCTCGTTATCAACCCTTGTTATTTTGAATCCGAATAACTCTGCCATGTTGTCCTCAAGATAAAGAAAGGAGGTCCATAGTATTTATGGACCTCTTTTGATTGACAATTACAGAGCAAAGATTTTTGTGGATGCGTTAGAAAATCTTACTGTAATGTCGCCACCGTTTGGCAAGATTGGAAGACCTGATGCTGTGTCAATATAAGCGATCAGGCGTGAATCAGCTTGTCTTGCTGCAGTTGTTTCAGCTGCTCCAGTATTGTGATACAGAATTAATGCTTCACAGTTAGCACCAGTAACACTCTCAAAAATTACATCTCCGGCATCAAAGACACCACCAGTTGTAGTTTTACTAATCAGGTTGTTTGAAGACACAACTGCCGTATTCGGAATGTCAGCCCGATCTTCGTGAGCTGCATTGAAAGAATAGACACCTGTGTCTACCAAAATAATAGTAATGGTATTTGATTGTAAATTCAAATTTCCACGAAGCAAATCTTCCTTTGCCTTTGTATAGAGCTGATTAGCCATTAGCTAGTCCTTCTATTAATTTACTGCTGCTTCCTGGTGTTCCCACCAGTCGTAAGCAAACGTCACTGTGAACTCTTCTACTGCCTCAGCTTCCCAAGCTAAATCTATTGGTGAAATAGCAACTGGATACAGACCATCAAACTTGTATGTTTGAATAACTCCACCTTCTTTGCTATACTGCTTTACCAATGCTTGAGCCTTATACTGCTGTGGATTAGTACCATACTGGTTAAGGTTACCAGAGTGCTCGTTAATCTTATGACTCCAGTTTTCCATAGCATTGCGGATTTCAAATCCTTCATCATTCATTATGGTAACTGTCCAGTCGTCAAACGTTCGGTTACCTGCCAATTTTACCTGACGGCCGAAGTATGGGACTACAACTGTTCCGATTGAAGATGAAGGCATCTGACCAGCGCGAACCATAAATGGAGACTTAGAAATTATTTCTCCACCATTCAGTGTTCCGCCTGCTGGTTGGAATAACTGAATTTCAAAAAGGGAAGGACGAGCCCCTCCCTTCTTGAGTTCACCTCTAAAGGTGTTTACGTTAAATGGCATTTGTTATTCTCCTTACTTTGTATTAACCGAACTGACCTACGACTTCTTCGAACTCGACACCAGTTCTAACAGCTACAAAGTTGAGCTGAATAAAATTAATAGCGCGGGCTGGCTTAACGAAGATATCTCCGACAAACTCATTTCTATCAATGATTTCCGGTGTATTGTTAGTTTCGTCACATACAACTCGGAAATCAAAAATACCTCTCCTGCTCTGTACATCTCTCAAGAATGGCTCAACCAAATTGACAAACTGAGCTCTGGTAAAATCATCGTTGAACTCAAACAAACTTTGTCTAGCTGCAACAGCAATCGCTTTTTCAAGTACGATGAACAATCTTCGTACATTGATTCGGTCGAAGGCACTTGGGAAACCAAGCAACGTCTTGTCACCAAACAGCACTGTACCCTCACCTGGGAAAGTGGTTACAGGGTTGATACCGTTTTTATACAGTTCATCTCTTGCAGTCTTGTTAGGATTAAATGCAAGGTTAACTACATTTTTGATTCTACCACGATTCAAACCGGCAGGTGAATACCATGGATCCCGGATTTCATCAGTTCTAGCCATAGTACCAGCTACGTCACCATTTAATGGTACGTATCGATATTGATCGTTGTACTTATCGTATTGATACTTGTATCCGCTATCAAGAATACCGTATGAAGAAGAAGTCAAGGTATTCCTAAATTCTACAATATCATCTACTTCAGCATTGGTGTGGCCTGAGTTATTAACAACATCGGCCTGCTCTGGTGAAATACACACAACACAGTCTTTACGGAACTCTGCAATGTTATCGATGATGTGATTAGCAGTCGCGGCCGCAGCAGATCCAGCCATGATGATGGAAATATCAACCTCTTCAGAAGACTTAAACTTATCATAAGCTGTTTGATATTGTCCAGCTGTACCAGCAGATCCATCAGAACCACTAGCAAAAGATTGAGTATCTGGTTTAATGGCTCCACCAAACGCTTTACCAGCTGCAGCACTACCTGCATTGGTTAACCCTGATGCATGAGCGGCCCACCACAAGTACTTAGACCTGCGGTTGATAGCGTCAACGTAGTAATTGGTGCTTCCGTCTTCGTTTTTCGCATCGCTAGCTTTTGATACTGCATCAAATACTTCAAGGACTTGACCCTTAACGTTGGTCCAATCACCGCCTTCATCAACTACTACTACGTGCATTTGATCGTTAGTACCGCCGCGAGTAGATGCCCAAGCTGAAGTACCTGGTGCTCTAGTTACAAAATTGTAAAACTCCCACTGACGAGTTGGAGCAGCGACACCATTGACTGTGTTACCAGTGTAGCTAGCTGTCAATACTGCAGATTTACCACCTACTGCTACTGATGCAATAGTGAATACGTCGTTATCTGGACCAAGCAAGACTCGATCGCCAGCGCTAAGTTTTGTTGCTTGGTTAGCAGAGAAGGTAATACCGTTGTTACCGTTTACTACTGTACACGTACCGGTAAGTGTAGATTCGAAAGCTGTGTTACTTGCGCAAATAGAAAACTTGAGCGAGTTACCCAAGGCTCCTGGGAACCTAGCAACAAATTGACCACCACCGCTAATACCAGCGGAGTAGTTGTTATCGTAATCTTCTTCGCTTTTTACCAGGATGGTAGCAGCGTTAGCATTAGCATTGACAAGACCCGTATTGTTAATACGTACCAAGTGTAACGTGTCTGCATATGCAAGAAAGTTAGCAGCGACAAAAAAGTCTTTAAAGTACGTACCATTGGGCTTCTGAAATGTTGATACGAGATCGCTTTCGTTACTTAAAAGCACTCGCTCTTCAACAGGACCCCAACGAAACTGACCAGCAAAAGCGCCAGCAGTCGTTTGTACTGCAGGAACAATAGCAGTAAGATCGATCTCACTTACATTGACTCCTGGAGAAATCTGGAAGGCCATTTTGTTCTCCTCGTGGGTTTATTATCTTAGTATATTTATAAAATTAAAAGTCTACAGTGTCCTCTACTTGATAACTGTATCCAAGAGGACCAACCTGATCATTGAAAAAATTCTCATCATGACCATCATTAACGATTCCGAAAGGTAGGACGTCATCTTCTATCATTTTTTGATTTTCAATATACAATCTACTTCTCACATCATTGTCTGTAAGCTCAATAAAGAACTCTTGCCTCACTAACCACGCAAACAATACAGCACACATTACCAAATCGTCGTGGTGACCTTCCTCAGCCTCGTAGCTGTTTCTTTTATTTATAAAAACGCTCAACTCCTGTAATAGATCGTAATCGTTTAGAATCACTTTATCATTCTCTACGATATCTTTTAGATTTGAGCAACCAACACGCTTGACAGTTTTGGTGGTTTTGACACCTAGCTGTACTCGATGAGCAAATCCTCCTCCTACTTTTTGACCTCCTCTGCCCTTCACACTAGTCGTGAGAACATTATCGTATTCGAGATCCTGTTGTATGATGTTTGCAACTGTCTCACCTAAATCGTTCAACTCTATAAGCAAAAACGCATCATTGAATCTCTTAGCTGCATTAACTATCACATCAGGATAAAACATTGGTGATATTTCTTTAGACCGATACTTGCCTACTACCTTGTAAGGAATGTCAGTTGCATCAAAAACAATAAACGCACTATAATCCAGTCCTACTCCTCTAGCCGAATCGACAGTTATTACATACAAATGATCTGGTTTAGGTTTCTCGTAAATATCAAAACCGTTAAAGTTTTTTATTGGGTGTATGAATGGTATTTGAGCAAGTTTTCTCCCATTGATAAGTGTAGATGTACTTCCAAGAAACTCACATTCAAACTCTTGTCTAAACTGCTCCTCACTGGTATTCTTGATTGTTTCCTGCTTCCATGCTTCATCTCGGCCAGGTACATCTGACCAATGTACTTCCTGTCTTACATAATCATTGTTTCCTTCCTCACTGTCAACCCATAATTTATAGAACAAATTCATACCATTTGGTGTAGAGGTAATGAGAACTTTGGTAGACTCACCAGAAGAGACTGTAGGAAAAACAGATGCAAAGAATTCTTCTTGAAGATTATTTGGTACAAATGCAAACTCATCAAGATAAATTAAGTTTTGGGAGGTACCTCTGATAGCGCTAGAGGATGTAGCTGAGGCAAGTATCTCGCTACCATTCTCAAGCTCAATGTTACCTTTATTCCATTCCT